GAAGAAGTGAAGTTGTCTGGCTTCGCTGCTGCCCCTGTGAAAGCAGAAGGCGCGGCTACCAGCTACGACTCCGCTCAAGAGTCTTACACCGCTCGGTACAATCACGAGACCATTTCGATGGGCTTTGCGATCACCGAGGAAGCGATGGAAGACAATTTGTACGATTCACTTTCTGCTCGTTACACCAAGGCGCTTTCTCGCGCTATGGCGTACACGAAGCAAGTGAAGGCGGCAAACTTGCTGAACAATGGTTTCACCAGCTTCCAATCTGGAGACGGTGTAACTCTGTTCAATGCTTCACATCCTTTGGTAAGCGGTGGAACTAACTCCAACCGTCCATCCACAGGTGCTGACCTGAACGAAACGTCACTGGAAAATGCGATCATTGAGATTGCTGCGTTCACCGATGAGCGTGGTCTTCTTATTGCAGCGCGTCCTCGCCGTTTGATCGTACCACCCGCTTTGATGTTTACGGCAGATCGTCTGCTTGAAACGACTCAGCGTGTTGCGACCAGCGACAACGACATCAATGCCATCCGCAACATGGGTGCGATCCCAGAAGGCTATGCAGTCAATCATTACCTGACTGACAGCAACGCTTTCTTCTTGATCACCGATGTGCCAAATGGCATGAAGCACTTCGAGCGTACTGCGCTTGAAACTTCAATGGATGGTGACTTCGATACTGGTAACGTGCGCTATAAAGCCAGAGAGCGATATAGTTTTGGCGTTTCCGACCCACTCGGAATTTACGGGTCACCGGGATCTAGCTAATAGCTAGGAAGAGTTTGGCGGCCCCTTCGGGGGCCGTCCTTTTTCCTGACCGATTGTTCCACGTGGAACATAAGGACTAACCCAGACAGGAGATTACAATGGGTAATACGACTTTCAATGGAGCCGTCCGCTCCGAAAATGGATTTAAGGTTGTTTCAAAAGACGCAACTTCTGGAGAAATAAGCACCTCCTTCACTCTAGATAGCTCTGGATTGCAAGCAACCCCAGTGCTGCTGACAGACGCTGATCACAATATCTCTGCTGCCGATCACGGAAGCCGATTGGTTGTTGTTCCTGCGGTCACTGCTGATAGAACTTTAACGTTGCCATCGCCTGCGGCGGGTATCAGCTTTAAGTTTATCTATGGTGGCGCGGCTGAAGAAACAGAGAATCTGATCATCGACACCGGATCAACAGACAATTTTTTGCAAGGCGGTCTTGTGCATTTGGATTCAGATGCAGATAACACATCTGTTTACTCAGATGGAAACTCCAATCGCAAGCTGACTCTCACTGACTTTGGCATCTTCGAGATTAACATCGTCGCCAAAGACTCAACGAGTTGGTACATTTGGGGCTATGCTGAAGGAGCCGATGCTCCAGCGTTTGCTGATTCCTAATAGGAGGTAGTCATGGCTGATGCAGTAGCAACACAAACCATTCAAGACAATGGTAGTACTGCGATATTCCGGTTCACAAATGTCAGTGATGGCACGGGTGAGTCGGCAGTAACAAAGATCGATGTTTCTGCATTGGCCGTTGACCCCCTTACGGGCGCGGCTTGCACCAAGGTATCGATTGAAAAGATCCAATACACCACCGTAGGGATGGGCGTAAAGATCTTCTTTGACGCTTCTAGTGATGTCTTGGCTTGGCAGCTAAAGGCAGATGACGCTAGGACGTTTGATTTCACTGACTTCACAGGTATACCTAACAACGCTGGTAGTGGCGTTACTGGAGACATCCAGTTCTCTACTGTTAGTGCCAGTTCGGGTAATGTGTACGTTATTGTTATGCAGGTAAGGAAGCACTTCTAGTGGCTGAAAAGAAGAAGTCTCGTGTAAATGAGGCTGGCAACTATACGAAGCCAGCCTTACGCAAGAGGTTGTTTAACTCTATCAAGGCAAGCGGCAAGGGCGGAAAGCCGGGACAATGGTCGGCTCGTAAAGCTCAGATGCTAGCGAAGCGTTACAAAGAAGCTGGCGGGGGGTACAAGAACTAATGCCTCTCAAGAAGTCGCAAAAGTCGCTGAAGAAGTGGACAAAGCAAGAATGGGGAACCAAGTCAGGCAAACCATCGACACAAGGAAAGAAAGCGACAGGTGAAAGGTATCTCCCGAAGAAGGCTAGAGCGGCTCTATCAGATGCGGAGTACGCAGCTACAAGTAGAAAGAAACGAGCCGACACGAAGAAAGGCAAGCAGCACTCAAGCCAGCCTAAGAAGATTGCCAAGAAAACAGCGAGGCATCGCAAATGAGCTTGACGGACGCGGAGAAGAACAGGCTGAAGAAGGCCGGTCTTCAAGGACTGAACAAGCCTAAAAGAACGCCTAGCCATCCCTCAAAGAAGGGAGTCGTTGCTGTGCGCGATGCGGGTAAGGTAAAGATAATCCGCTTCGGTGACCAGAAGATGGGTCACAACTACTCAGCAGAAGCGCGTAAAAGCTTCAAGGCTCGTCACGCAAAGAACATCAAGAAGGGCAAGACATCAGCCGCATACTGGGCAAACAAGATGTTTTGGTCTGGCAAGGGCGGCAGCAAGAAAAGCCCACCAAAGTCCCAGAAGCAAAAGTTTGGCAAAAGTTAATGCCAATAAGCAGGGCGCAACAGAAGCAACAAATCAATAAGCCTAAGGCGAAGAAGCGCAAGGTAAAAAAGAATCGGAGGTAGTAGGTGGCTACTAGCGGCACATTTACATTTAATCTCGACCTAGCCGATTCTATGGAAGAGGCGTTTGAAAGAGCAGGCTTAGAGCTTCGTAGTGGCTATGACTACAAGACGGCTAGACGCAGTCTGAATCTAATGATGCTTGAGTGGCAGAACAGAGGGCTTAACCTTTGGACTGTTGAGTTTGCAACGCAGGCGTTGACTGCCGGAACCAACACATACACGTTAGATGGGAAGGTTCTAGATATCATCGAAGCGTTTATCCGCACGGACGCGGGCGACACAAACTCGCAGTTCGACCAGTCAATGACTCGCATATCGGTGAGCCAATACTCAAACCTTCCTAACAAGCTGTCTCAAAGCAAGCCTCTGCAATACTTTGTTGATCGAAACACGGATAACATTACGATCAATCTTTGGCCCACGCCTGACGCGCAAGAGACCTACTCGTTTGGGTACTACTACATGGAGCGTATTGAGGATGCAGGCAGTCCTGCGTCAAACAACATAGACGTTCCAGCTAGATTTTTGCCGTGCTTGGTTAGCGGTTTGGCTTATCAGTTAAGCATGAAGTACCCCCAAGCCGGGGCCAGAGCACAAGCGTTGAAGATGGACTATGAGGAGCAATGGAAGCTTGCCTCTGAGTCTGATCGCAACAAGGCTTCTTTGTTTGTTTCGCCGGGAGGATACACCTTTTGAGTAAAGCAAAGGGCAAGTACGCTTACGGCTATTGTGATCGAACTGGGTTCAGGTATCCGCTTAGAGATCTTGTGCCTGAAATTTTTAACCAAAGACCTACAGGGTTCTTGATTGGCAAAGATGTTGTCGATCCAGACCAGCCGCAGCTACAGGTCGGCAAGCTTTTGCTTGACGATCCTAAGCCTCTCTTGAACCCAAGACCCGACAGGTCGTTGGATGAGAGCAGAATCCTATCGTCATTTGATCCTGTGGGTCAGGTGGGCTTGGGTATGACGGGTGATGTAGGCCGAGTCACGGTGGCAACAAGCTGATGGCCCTTACATTCACTACACTCAAGTCTGCTATTCAGGACTACTTGGAGAGCACCGAGACCACGCTAGTATCAAACTTACCGCTTATCATTCGTCAGGCGGAAGACAGAATACTTAAATCTGTCCAGTTGCCTAACTTTCGCAAAGCAGTTAACGGGGTCACAACGTCAAGTAACCCGTACCTAGAGACACCATCTGACTTCTTGTCTGTGTATTCGTTAGCCATCACGCCTACCTCTGGATATGAGTACCTGATTATTAAGGATGTAAACTTCATCCGTCAGGCTTATCCAGTGGCTAGTACAACAGGTACGCCTAAATACTATGCCTTGTTTGATGATACGACATTCATTCTTGGGCCGACTCCAAATGACAATCTGACCGTAGAGCTACACTACTTCTACTCTCCGCAATCAATAACGGTTTCGGCGGACGGGACTAGCTGGCTTGGGTCTAATGCGGAAGAAGCCTTGCTTTATGGAAGCCTGATAGAGGCCGGGACGTTTCTGAAAACAGAACAAGATATGATGCAGCTTTACGCCACTAGATATGAGACAGCCTTGGCGGATCTCAAGTCTTTGGGTGAAGGCTACAGTACAACAGATAATTACAGAGCCGGTATGGTTCGTTCAGAAAGGATATAGCTGAGTGCTGATCACACCTTCAGAGATGGGCGTAGGAAACGTCTTTGTTTCAACCACAGAAAACAAGGGACACGATCCAGACTTCTGGGCTGACTCAGCAGCAGATAGGATTGTTAGTGTTGGTGGGAACTGCCATCCTGCAATTGCAGAACAGGCAAACGAATTCAAGAGGGCTGTTAGAGCAACGGTCTTATTTTATATCAAAGAAGCGATTCGCAGTGACAGAGTTACTCTTGCCGCTGAATTTGAAAACCAAGGCCATGCTGATATGGCGAACATCATAAGGAGTCTATAATGGCTATCACGACTGCAATGTGTACGTCTTTCAAGAAAGAGCTTTTGGAAGCAAAACACAATTTTCTAAACTCAGGCGGAAGTACGTTTAACTTGGCACTGTATACGAGCAGTGCTTCTTTGGGCGCAGGCACCACCGCATACACGACATCTAACGAAGTGTCGGGCACAAACTACACCGCAAAAGGTGCAGCCCTGACCCGCGTAGATCCGTCTTCATCAGGCACGACTGCACTGACAGACTTCGCTGATCTTACGTTCTCAAATGCGACAGTTACGGCGAGGGGTGCTCTCATCTTTAATGAGTCGGCATCAGGCGATCCTGCTGTTTGTGCATTGGATTTTGGTGGTGATAAGACTTCAACAGCGGGTGACTTTACTATTCAGTTCCCTACTGCGGATGCGTCTAACGCCATTATCCGAATAGCCTAGTACTTAGTACATGGCGGCGATTAACGGCTGGGCCAGAGGCGGCTGGGGCGAAGGCGCGTGGGGAACACCCCTGCCCGTCGAAGTCACAGGTGTGTCTGCTACAGGCGCAGTAACTGCCGCCACCACTGTTTCAAACAACACCCTAGCTGTAACGGGTGTCGAGGGGACAGCATCTGTAGGTTCTGTCTTTGTTGCGTTAGGAGCAACCGTCCCTGTCACGGGAGTATCAGCCACTGGGTCTCCCGGCTCTGTATCTACAATATCGAACAATACCCTCCCCGTTACAGGTGTTGAGGGTACAGGGCAGATAGGGACGCCCTCTTTCTCTTTGAGCATCGTTCAAGGGGTTACCGGGGTAGAGGGCACTGGATCATCAAACACTGGCACCGCAACTGGTGGTGCAACTGGCGCACCTTCAGGTGTTGAGGGTACTGGATCTGTAGGAACAGTATCCACGATAAGCAACAACACACTGCCGGTTACAGGTGTTGAAGGCACAGCAACGCTAAGTTCGCCTACAATTCTTCTCAGCATCAACGTTGATGTCACAGGTGTTGTGGGTACAGGTGCCGCTGGAACGGTTGACGCTGATCCAGACGCTGCAATCATAGGGGTTTCTAGCACAGGACAGGTTACCGCCCCATCCGTCGCAGCGGACGCTACAGCGCCTGTCACAGGGGTTTCGGCTACAGGAGCGGTTACTACGGTAACTGTTTCTGCCGCTGCGAATGCAGATGTGACTGGAGTTGCAGGCACAAGCGCAATTGGCAGTGTGACTGTATCGGCAGCCGCAAACCTGTCTTTGACCGGAGTTGGTGCAACTGGGGCTGTGACGGCAATAAACATATGGGGGCTTGTTGATACAAGCCAGACAGCAAACTGGACAGAGGTAGCTTAGATGGCGACTTACGTTAACGACCTTCGCTTAAAAGAGATTGCCAATGGCGACGAAAGCGGAACATGGGGCACAAGTACAAATACCAACCTTGAATTGATAGGTGAAGCCTTAGGTTTCGGCACTGAAGCAATTACAACCAATGCAGACACTCATACGTCTACGGTAGCTGATGGTTCAACCGATCCTGCTCGTGCAATGTACATCAAGTACACAGGCACCCTAGATTCGGAATGCACTATCACGATTGGGCCGAATACAATGACCCGCGTTCACATCATAGAGAATGCAACAAGTGGGTCGCAAAACATCGTCATCAAGCAAGGATCTGGCGCTACAGTAACAATTGGTAACGGTAACGTTAAAGTTGTTTTTCTAGATGGTGCTGGAAGCGGCGCAGCGGTCACAGATGCTTTCATAGATTTGGAGCTAGCTGATGTTGCAAGTGCTACGATTGCAAGCGCAACTCTAACTACCGCAGACATTAATGGCGGTACGCTTGATAATGTTGTCATAGGTGGCAGCACGGCGGCGGCTGGTACGTTTACCGACATAGTCTCTAACGGAAAGACGGTGGGAACACAGTCAATTGTTAGCTCGAATCCGACATCTGCCTCTGGGTTCCCAGACGGGCATGTGTTTTACGTCATTAGCTAGGAACGAATAGTGGCTATATTTATTAACGACAATGGTACGCTGAAGGAGCTAGACACAGACTCGCAGATTGCTGTCCGTGCTACAGCCAACACGCTTCATCAGGTGAACTTTATCGTCGTTAATAACGGCGGTACATTGGCTACGGTCTGGAATGCTATATACAACACGACCAGAGCTACCGCGACAACGCGCTCTACGGCTACGACTCGTGCAACTGAAACGAGTCAGTCCACCAGTAACTCAACGACTACATCGTTCAATACTACGACTACGTTTGGTACTAGTAAGAGCACTACAACGTCGTTCAACACGGCATTTGCGACGGGTACTAGCAGGAATACCACTACGTCGTTCAATACTACGACTACGTTTGGCACCAGTAAGAACACGACTACATCGTTCAATACGTCTTTCGCCACAGCTACGAGTAGAGGGACAAGCAGAAATACATCAACCAGCTTCAACACAACGTTTGGAACTAGTAGAAACACATCAAGAAACACTTCAAGGTCTACGAGTAGAAGCACAAGTTTCTCTACATCGTTTTTTACTACCGTAGGTGGCAAGCCATCGGAGACTAGCCGCAACACAAGTAGAAATACCTCGTTCAATACGTCGTTCTCTACATCGTTCTCTACTTCGTTTAACACGAGCAGGGGTACAAGCAAGAACACAAGCACGTCGTTTAACACCGCTTTCAATACCACGACTTCGAGGGGCACAAGCAAAAGTACAACAACCAGCTTCAACACGACCAGATCGACTGGAACGAGTAAAAGCACCTCGACTGCGTTTAACACCACCACCTCTAGGGGCACAAGCCAGTCCACGACCACTTCGTTTAACACGACAAGAGCGACAGGCACTAGTCAGTCAACTACAACGACGTTCAACACAGCGTTTAACACTACAACGACATTCAATACAACGACGACTTTCAATACCAATACTGTTATATTTGAGCGATTAACTGCTACTGGTAATGACACTGAGGTTACGTCTGGTAGCGCACATAACGCTAGATATCACGACGGATCGCAATGGACGGAAGACTAGAGGACGAGTTAAAGGCTATAAACAAGCGCATAGAAACAATGCTCGACATAGTCCTTGAGCATTTCGGTGACTCAGAAGATCGTTTCGATGAGTTAGAAAAGATGATATCTGACCTCAAGGATGGTGCAGGGGCTAAAGATGCCGATTGACCAGTTAGCTATTGATGATCGCCTTGGCAATGCTGGGGCGCACTTCTTCAAGAGCGGCAACATTCTTAGAAACCCTAAGTGCAATTCCTTAAATCTAGCTAGTTTGCTGCCCAAGCGCGGCCTGTATAACACCAACCTTGAGTACGATCTTTGGTATTCAATGGGGGGTAACAAAGAAATACACGGCTACGTTTACACCGATGCGCTTGAAGACTACTTGTACATAAAGCCAGCCAATCAGCATTTCGCTGAAATGGCTATGTATGCAAGTGTAAAGCTTGACCCAACCGGATATGGCGAAAAGCTAGTTGATCAGATGGGCAAGGGTATTGCGGACAAGTACAGGCTCAGACGCTCAAGCGTAAAGCACAAGTTCGTCATATTCCTGCCCGGAACTAACTGCATAAAGAAAGTCTTTGATTGGGATAAAGCAAAAGCCGCCGTTGATCAAGGCGCTGTTATAAAGCCTCACCCTATTTCCAGCGTATCTTTGGTGGTTCATCTAAAAAACCTCTATGGCGAAGACAACGTCTTAGAGAAGAAAGAGTCTGGTCATGAGCTTATGCAGGCCGCAGACATTGTGGGCTGTTGTTGGAATAGCGAAATGGGCATAGCGGCAATAGCCGCAGGCAAGGGCTTTCATCTATTTACAGACCTCAAATGTAAAAGTCATGGCACATACGATCCCATATACAAGGCGATACTAAGCGGTGGCAACTACAGAGATAACCTAATACGGGTATTTGACAGTCCTTTTAGCGGTATAATTTACGGCAAAAGCGATGATGCGCTAGATCGCATAGCGTCTTTCTTCAACCAGTTTTCGGAGGTTCCTCACATTGAACCCAAAAATACTAGTCCGTGAGAACGCTTGGAGCGCAATCACAGTAGACTCAATCAAGGCGAACATGCCTGATTGGGAGCCTGTCCTAATCAAGAAGGGGGCTTCTGGTGTTATTGCTGCGGCACTTGATAATGCAGACGGCATCACTATGTGCGTCCGAGGCGGTGTCGTTCTTGATATAAAGCTAGAAGACTTGCCACCAGATGAAAAGCTTTCTGCATTCCACATATCTCTATCTAAGCGCGGGGTTTATGTCGATAACCCAAATCACGACCAGATATACAACTTAGCCGGTGCGAACATCACTCACGGGACATGGGACTTAGATGTAATCATAGTCAATCCTGACATGTGGGACGCCGCTCCTGAACAGGATGCGGGTGCCTTGCGCGATAAAAAAATCCTGAAGATGCCGCGCTACATGAACCATAGAGTGGATCGTGTTGCAGAAAGGGTATTACCTGCCGCAGAACTCGCTAGATACGGCGTTCTTGGGCATCAAGCAAGTGTGTTGAACTATGTCGGCGTATTGACCCACGGCCTCTATGGTGCCGCTAGATACGCATACGCATTAGATCGTGTTACGCCGTTTGTGGGCAATCTCAACGCAGAGAAGAAGGCTCAAGCTGAAGCGTATATAGGTCGATGCAAGAGCCAATCAAAATTTATCAAAGCTTTAGCGGAGAGTAACTAATGGCATTAGTTCGTACACGCATATTCTCCATCGTAGATGCTGAGTTTGACCGTGTGTTTGATGGTTCGTTAGCCATTATGACAGACCCAGATACAGGTACGTTCCCTTTTGCTGAGAGAGAACTGACAACATACGATGACCAAAAGGCGCATATTCGTAGTATTTGCGAACACTTTATCTCAAAAGATAACGCTTTCTGCTTTAAGACAGAGGATGACGGTCTGTTGCTCACCATGATTTTTGGAACAGTGGCTAACAGCCAGTTAGATATGTGGGTCTGGCTTGGGGCGGATGACGCTAATGGCAGCAGAAGCTATGTTTATGACACAGCCAATGTTCTTAGCTTTCATACATGGCTGAAGGAACAAGGGGTTACTGGCATCCAGAGTCATATTTCTGAAAAAGGTAATCGTCTCAAAGACTTCACTGATGACGGTAACGCGCGAATTAAAGATGTAAGTGGTGACTGGGGGATATCAGAGACACTAGAAGATTATTCGGACACAGTCTACTCTGGTCGTAATGTAAGAACACTCACGATGAACAGCAACGCAAACATTGTTGTTGATGACGATTAAGGACAAGCGATGTATATACCTGAAACAATTGACGTGGATGGCACTGAGTACAAGGTCGTAGATCTGCCAGAAAAATTACAGAACCTGCTGGTAGAGCACTGCAACGCCACCTTACAACAGACGGCGTATGAGCGTTTGTGTGCCACGCTTGCGGATGAGATAGCTCATGGCGTGAAGGATTGGAGTTCGATGAACACCGAAAGCATTCCAGATTTGAGACCAGTTACATAGGAGGCTTTTATGTTGGACTTTATAGGCAATGTAATTGTGATCGTTACGGGTATTGTTACCGTTGCGTCACTGATTGCAGCAGCCACAGATACGCCAAGAGATGACGAGATGATAGGTAAGCTCTACAAGTTGGTGGACATCTTGGCTCTAAACATTGGCAAGGCTAAAGACTGATGGACGTTGGCGCTGTTGGTGGGATGTCTCAGGTTAGCTGGAAGCAGGTTGCTGTCCAGAAGCAAGAGGTTCTGAGAACAGGCGGTGACGGTGAGCTAGTGCGAGAAGCTATACAGACAATAATGCCCACCGTGTACACCATGAAAGATGGCAGAATTACTGTAGAGCAATTAGCTCCTACCCGAAGAATTAACATCAGCGTTTAGGAAAACTTATGGCGGAACTGACAGCGGCGCAAAAGCGCAAAATGATAGCCGAGCTACGTAAAGCATCAAAGCTACACGCAGGGCAAGCTGACAGGCTAGAGAAAACCCTTCCAAAGAAAAAAGGCAAGTGACCAAAGAAGAGTCAGACTTCTGGCGAGAAGAGGCTTCTGATTCGAGGCTTGAGGTACTGGTATTCTTATGTCAGATAGCACTGATTGTGACATTGGCGATATTACTGAGGCCGTTAGAAGAGCTATTCAAGAAGCTCAAGACCAAGGTTTCGTTGCCGTCGTAGTTACGGGAAAGGTCAGTGTGATCTGGTGGCATGCTGTTTCAGAAATGCTTCAAGAGGCTAGACAAGACATGAGAAAAGGTAGACTCAGATGACTCCAACAGAGAAGGCTATAGCAAAAATTGATGCCCATGAGCGTGAGTGTGCCGTGCGATATCAAGGTATAGAGCAGCGTCTTGACGCTGGGAGTAAAAGATTCGACCGCCTTGAAACAATGATCTGGGGAGTGTATGCCGCCGTTGTTCTGGCTGTCGCGTTGCCCCAGTTTCTTTTGGGATAGATCATGATTATTGAGTCTGTTGCAGCGGCTGGGATGTTGCTCCAGCAGATCAATACGGTCATTCAGAATGTAAATGAGGGCAAGGCTAATGTCGATCAGGCTATGGCTTTGGTGTCCGATTTTGGCGAAGCCCTCAACACGTTTGAGATTGACCGCAAGTCCTCTGCATTCAAGCCATTATCTAAGAACGACATCTTAAAGCTGCAAATGCTTCGTAGGTCGCAAGAGCGATATCAAAAAGATTTGAGGGATTTGCTTCTTGTCGCAGACCCTAAGCTGTTGAAGGACTACGATGAAGCAATCATGCAGCAAGAGAGGGACAGGAAGGCTCATCAAGCTATGTTGAACAAGAAGCGCAAAGAGCGTGAGAAGCTCATGCACGACATTTCAGTTGGAGCAGTGGCTTTAATTGTTGGCGGTGGTGTAGCCGTTGGTATGATTTACTTAATTATCAAAGCATTTGGGCCGTAGTTATGAACGCAAAGCGGTTAGAAGAAGGTAGTGAGTACGCTGAATATGACGCAGATGGCGACGGCATCATTACTGATGAAGAGCTAAACACCAGTAAAGAGCTACAAGAGTTGCGGTTGCAGCATGAACGCGCCGATGCACAACGAGCCATGAGTTGGTTTGCTTTATGGGGCATGCTTTTATATCCATCGCTGGTCGTGGTTAGCGAGTTCTTTGGCATGAATCAAGCGGCCTCGATTCTCGGTGATATGGCTGCGGTCTACTTTGTATCGGTTGCAGGCATACTTGCCGCTTTCTTTGGCGCACAAGCATGGTCAAATAGGAAGTGACATGTGGCAGCTAGCTGGAATTCTTGGGGTTGCTCTCGCCCTGACTGGGGGAGCTTTTAAGCTTTACGTTGACAAGGCAGAGGCAGAGAAAGAGTCGCTGTCTGCCCAGCTTAGAGTAGCGGCAGACAATCAAGTTGCCCTAGAGTCTAGCGTAGAGCAGCTTAACGACCAGATCATTAAGCAAGAAAGCCGCCAGCAAGAGATGTATGAGCGTGTTTCCCAGTTGCAGATTGACAATGCAGAGTCCCAGCGTGAGGTGGAGTCGATCAGAAAAAAGTTCGCCAAGCACGACATGACTGTACTTTCCTTACGAAAGCCGGGGTTGATACAGAACATAATCAATCGCGGAACAAAGGAGGTGCTGAGTGATCTGGAAGCTATTACCGATCCTTCTACTTAGCGGCTGCGGCCTCATAGGTCGTGAGCCATACGTCCCTGAGACAAAGAAAGTTGAGGTCGTTACGGTAGTCCAGCCAGCAGCCGTTTATCATCCGCCCTTGCCTAACGCCGTTTCAATGTCACCTGTTGAGTGGAAGGTCTTAACGCCAGACACGATGAGTGAATACCTGCAAGATCTGAATGACGGTAACGCCCCAGTGAACGCATATTATGGGGTGTCGCCAAAGGGTTATGAGAACCTCTCCTCCAACATGGCGGAACTGAAGAGGTATATACGACAGGTTTTATCTATAATCGAATACTACAAAGACTTGTCGGAAGATACTGATGGATCTGGAGGGGATACTACAGATTGACATAAACATTACGGACTTGTGCAATCGCACCTGTTCGTTCTGTCCACGATCTGACGCATCAATATATCCCAACAACAACCAGAACATGAGTCTGGAAATGTTTGATTCGATCATGGATCAGATTGAGGAGTGGCGCTTTGATGGTACTGTCATGCTGGCAGGCCGAGGGGAAAGCACCAACAATCCAAAGTTCGAGAAGATAATACAGCGTCTTCTCCGTAAGCCTAGAAGATATCGCGCACAGATAACGACAAACGGATGGCGGCTTGATCGTTACTGGAAATACTATCGTCAGCTAGACAACCTTGTGCTGAACACCTACACGACGGAAGAAGACTTCAATGCTAGAAGGGCAAAATACCCTCGCCTAAATAACGGTGAGCGGATTGAGGACTATTGGAAGCCTGACGGCGGGTCAGTTGAAGATGTAAATCGCCTTCCTGATTATGCTGACCCAAAGGGTAAACCGATTAGATGGAAGCATGCTTTCAATCACAGGGCGGGGTTGATAGCTGGCGGCACTGCTGTGAAGGGGCCGTGCGTTCATCCCATGAGGGGCATATTCATTAACTTCGATGGGCAGTTGCAGATGTGTTGCAACGACTGGTCACACCAAATAGGGTTTGGCAACGTCAAAGACGTAAACCTGTTCAGAGAATGGCGCGACAACCCAAGGCTTGCAGAGATAAGCAGGGAGCTTATAAACGGAAACAGGGATGCTGTTGATCCATGTGCGTCATGTGACGTAAGTTGTGCCAAACCAGATCTTGTGGAGAGGTACAAACGTTGGCTTTGAGAAAGATGCACACCCGATGGCGTAGAGTGTTTAGCGCCATGCGTAGGCTATACAAAAATCCCAACGATCTAGAGGCGGCTTTTGTTATTTTTAACTGGCTTTCGTCTGGCTCAGTGCGAAAGCAGTACGAAAGGTTTCGTAATACAGAGTTAGGCTCAAGAGTCATCATGAACAGTGAGTCGTTGGTTCACGTTCTAGATGACGTTGACAGCTTAAAGGCAATGCCTGTTGGCAGCTTAGGGCGCGAGTACTCTAAGTTTCTAGTGGAAACAAATCGCTCTACCTCGCAGTTTGCAGGAGACACAAAGGGCCGTGGAGAGAAGCCTTCTGAGTCAGGCTTTAACACATACATCAAGTGGTACAGAGATCAGCACGATCTTACCCACACGGTTACAGATTACGAGCGCAATCCATTTGGCGAAGTGGTTCTCCTTTGGTTTCTGCACGGCAACTTTGCAAACTTTGGCATCGTTGCCATGACAATCCCCATGACGATAACGCATGCTAGGAAGAAAGGCTGGGGAGTCTTTGGCGCATCTTTTGAAGCGTATAGACATGGGCGGAAAGCTAAGTGGCTTGCAGGTGCGGACTGGCCTGCATTGCTATCAATGCCTTTAGAAGACGTTAAGGCGTTAATAAAAATACAAGATCCTGTTAAATATCAAGACCTTATGTGCAGGTTGAGAGAATCTAAGGACGTTGCCAGTGAAGGTGCTAGATAACTTTCTTTATAAAGACCTGTATAGCCAGCTATTGGGCGAATTGGACGATCTAGATTACAGGCTTATCGATGACCATAAAGGTGCCGATAAGCACGAGGCAAGTCTGGGCGATGACATAAGCCAGCAAATCAAGTCCTGCTATCAAGAAAAAGTAGGAGAGCCGGTTGGCTTTTTTGACGTAACAGTTGTGAAGTGTTATCCGGGTTACGAGTACAACATTCACGCCGACAACCCAAACAAGATTGTCAGCACTGTGGTGTACCTTTATCCAGAGCAGGGAGACGGCACGTCATTTGTTAAAGAAGAAAGTGTTAACAGAATTTCGTTTGACGAGATTATCTGGAAGCCAAACCGCCTAGTGTCGTGGGTAAACAAGGGCCAGAGGCACATGTACCGCAATACGACTGACGAAATTAGATGTACACTGAATATATATCAAAAGAAACGAAACTCGTTTTTTAAGGTGCAGAGATCTTATGGATAGGAAGACAAGCGCAGAGGGCGTGGCTCTCATAAAAAAGTTTGAGGGATGCGAACTTGAGGCATATCAATGTTCTGCCAACGTTTGGACGATTGGTTATGGGCACACTCGCGGCGTAGAAGAGGGCGATACCTGCTCTCAAGAAGACGCTGAGAGCATGCTCGTTGAAGACCTCGAAGAGTTTGAGGGGTACGTTAATGACATCGTGCAGTGTCCTTTAGAGCAGAATCAATTCGACGCTTTAGTAGCATGGACATACAACTTAGGGCCAACTAACCTGAGAGAGTCCACCTTGCTGATCAGGCTGAACGAAGAAGACTATAACGATGTTCCAACGCAAATACGTCGATGGAACAAAGCAGGCGGTAAGGTATTGGACGGTCTAGTAAGGCGCAGAGAGGCAGAGGCTCTCTTGTTCTTAGGGCAAAATTGGGAAGAGGTATAGGTCATGGCTAGAGGCGGATCAGGCGGCGGCAGCAAAGGCGGAGCGCAAACTGTCCCTTACGGACGCGGAGGAGTTGGAAACAACAGGTATCAACCACCGCAACAACAACAACAGCCGGTTATGACTAGCGGCCCAGCAATTCTTCCTATACAACCGCAGCAGCAACCTAGTTTTGGCTCCGGTTATAACTCAATCATGAACGATATGAGGGCTAACCGTGGTTATCAAGGGTTGCCACAACAGCGAGCGTTTCAGCAGCCCCAGCCGTTCCGTCGGCCCACATACGGTCAAATGTATCAAGGTAATTTTGGCGGCTACAATCAGCCTCGATATCAACCTATGCCATTCCGCGCACCCTCTCCGGGCAAGGGTGGATCAAAGGGTGGCGGCATGAACGTTCCCCCCATGCAAAACCAAGGGCCAATGCCCATGATGCAAAACCCGCTAGGCAACCGTGGATCAGGTATGTTTCAGGCACAGCCCATGCCGCTGCCGTATCAGACTCAGAACATGGGCGGGTACAGTCCGCGTCCTGCGATTAGCCGTATTCCTCAACAAGCTACACTTCAAGGTCTTGGGGGGTTTTTTACGTAATGCCTCTCGCCAAGATTCAGTTCAGCCCCGGCGTAAACAAAGAGGGTACTGAGTACACGGCAGACGCTGGATGGTTTGACTCCGACAAGATACGGTTCCGTAAAGGTCGCGTTGAAAAGATTGGCGGGTGGGTCAAGTCTGTAGCAGATACGTTCTACGGCATAGCAAGATCGCTGCATTCTTGGTCATCTCTAGAGGGCACAAGGTATCTTGGTATCGGAACAAACCTAAAGTTCTATGTGAATGAAGGTGCCACCTTCAATGATGTAACTCCGATAAGATTAACCACTGGCGCTGGTGATCCAACGTTTGCAGCAACAGATGGATCATCAACGATCACAGTGACAGAGGCAGGTCACGGTGCTGCCTTGAACGACTTCGTCACGTTTTCCGATGCAGCGACTCTTGGCGGTAACATCACAGCCGCAGTCTTGAATCAGGAGTATCAGATTACGTCAGTGCCTACGACTGACACGTTCACGATAGAGGCGATAGACACTACAGGCGCTTCTGTATCGGCAAATTCTAGCGACACCGGCAATGGCGGTAGCTCTACTGTAGCCGCATATCAAATCAACTCTGGGTTGAACGCCTTCATTCTTGGTACGGGCTGGGGTGCAGGCGCTTGGGGTGCAGGTACGTTTGGCAGTGCAAGCTCTATATCTGCCGCCGGTCAACTGCGTCTGTGGAGTCAGGACAACTTTGGCGAAGATCTTATCTTCAACGCTCGTGGCGGTGGCATCTTCTACTGGGACGAGTCTGTTGGTGTAGGCACCAGAGCGGTTAATGCAACGGCTCTAGGAGGAGCGTCTAACGTACCGACTGTTGCTTTACAGGTTATGGTCTCAGATGTTGATCAACACGTTATTGCTTTTGGTTCTAATCCAATCGGAAGTTCAGCAATTGACCCGCTGTTTGTTAGATTTTCTGACCAGCAAAACGCGGCAGACTGGACTCCTACTGCGACCAACACCGCTGGCGGTGTCCGTATCAACTCAGGGTCTGAGATTATTGGTGCGGTGCAGGCTAGGCAGGAAATACTTATCTGGACTGACGTAAGCCTTCACTCTATGAGATTTGTTGGGGCACCTTTTACGTTCCAGTTTTCTACTGTAAGTACAGATATATCAATGATATCCCCCAATGCGGCTGTGAACGCTAGAGGATCTGTTTACTTCATGGATCAAGGTGGTTTCTATCTTTACAACGGGTCTGTTCAACCGTTGCCGTGTTCTGTGTTAGAGCATGTATTCGATAACCTAAACATATCTCAACGATTCAAGGTCTTTGCTGCCGAGAACAATGAATACTCTGAGGTGATCTGGTTCTATCCAGTCGGAGAGGGCAACACAGACATAACGAACTACGTCTCGTACAATTATGCAGAGAACCTGTGGGCAGTCGGAACGCTTGCTAGGGGTACATGGGGTGGTCGTTCAATTGAGAACAGACCGTTAGCCACAAGCGCAATTGATACCAATGACAAGTCGAATATCCTGTACGAGCATGAGGTTGGGTTTGACGATGACGGATCAGCCATGACTGCGTTTGTTGAGTCTGGCGATCTTGAGATTGGAGATGGCGATAGCTTCATGTTTATCAAGCGGATCATCCCTGACTTCTCATTTACAGGTCTGGAGGTCGATGCTTCGATAGATCTAACCCTCAAGGGCAGCGACTTTCCTTTGGAAGAGGCAAGCACTTTGACCACGTCAACAATCAACAACACGACAAAGCAGTCTCATGTTCGAGCCAGAGCTAGACATACAAAGCTTCGCGTAGAAAGCAATGGCTTAGGTTATGGCTGGAGGCTTGGCGATTTGAGATTTGATATGAGACAGGACGGTAGACGCTAATGAGCATACTTGAGCAACCCCTGCCCATCCCAGAGTTAGAGTATCAGCAAGAGAATGAGGCTTACACACGCCGCACTCTTGAGATTGCACTGAACAGAGTCGAGAACGATATCAATATCGCAAAGACGCAGGGTGACAAGCAGAGTTCGCTAGCGTTACGTAGGCATCAATTCCTTCTAATGGGTGCCTCGTGACAGACGTAATCAAGGTTTTGGGACAGGTAAATCCTAGCGCGACAACCACTACGACGTTGTACACGGTGCCCAATCTTACCCAGACTACAGTAAGTTCCCTCGTTATCTGTAATCAGAACGCATTAGTTGGCTCGTTCAGGGTCAGCATTCACGTTGCTGGTGCTGGTGCAGATGACAAACAATTCATTTTTTTCAACGAAGCAATAGCTGGTAGTACCGCGAGGACTGTAGTGATTGGCATATGCCTGTCACAAACAGATGTCGTGAAGGTCTACGCTAGTTCTGGAGATATAAGCTTCAACCTATTCGGCGTGGAGACCACCTAATGAATATGCAACAAGCCCCTTTCCCAATGCAGCCAATGGCTGAAGAGATGGCCCGACAGGGACGATACGGAGATTCAATGCTGGTTCACATGAACCCGATTGAAGTCGAAGGTCTCGCCGATTGAAGTCGAAGGTCTTGCATCACTGTCGCCCACAGGGGAGCTAACCATTAACCCTGAAACGGGACAGCCTGAGGCGTTCCTTCCTATCTTGGCTGCACTTGCTAGCAGCATTGGTGGTAGCGCATTAGCCACTGGTATTGGTGGCTTTCTGGGCGCTACTGGTATTGGCTCGACGCTTGCCGGTGTCGCTGGCGGACTGGGCGGAAAGCTGGGCATGTTAGCGTTAAAAGGTATAACAACAGAGGGCTTACGCGCCGGTTTAACTGGTACGGATTTTGACCTAGGGAAGGCTGCCACCTCTGCCGCTACCTCGTTTGGTGTAGATAAAGCGATTGGGGCAGCAACAGATGCAGTGGGTGGTGCAACATTACAAGGCACAAAGGATGCTTTGGCTGAGTCAACTCAGGGTGTAGCGGATGCAAGCAAGGGTTTAGCTGAAGCGACACAGGCTTCCGTCGAAGCTGGTGCGGCAGTTAAGGATTATCCAACACTAGCGGAATCTCTTAAAGCTAAGGAAGCAGTCGGCACTGCTAAAGCAGGCTTAGATGCGGCACAGGCAACGCAGTCAGGTTTTCAAACCGCCCTTGATACAACTCGTGAAGGAATAGCTGGCCCGTCTGGTGTTGGTGCGCTGGGCAGTATGGAGGGAATAACTGCCTTTGGTAAGGGCTTATTGTCGCCTAGTGCCGCTATCCCAATCGCAGTAGGCGAAGGTCAACGCGCAGAGATAGAGCGTCTTGACGAAATGGAACGCATGTTCGGGCTGTCTGCGGAAGAGCGAGAGGAAGACTATCGGCGCAATAGGGCTGGCCTAGAGGCAAGCAGGTACGGTAGTACATCTGGTGGTGTGGGCGGTCTGGCAGAGGGCGGCATTACCAGCATCAATCCACAGAACTACATGGATACGGTGTCAGGCGTTTACGGTCTGGCAGGCGAAGCGCCTCCAGTGAAGAGGATGATGGGTGGTGGCCCATCAAATACTGACTTCAATCCTATGACAGCATCGAATCTGTCTGGAGGATTTGGTTTAGGGCCGGGGAATCTTGGCCCTAGACTGGCTCAACAGAACCTCAGGGGAAGTGAAGTTATTACCCCGGCAGATCTTGAGGGATATCGTCCCGGAATAGATCCAGAAATCATGTACTTCCGCAACCCTGCTAAAGCAGAAACAGGGACAGACACGGGAAGCACGGATACCACTGGCACCGCTGATACCGCTGCGGTCATGGCATCAAGTCAGTCAGACAATCCATTCATGGCGGCAGCAGATCCAGCGAAACGCGCTGAAGCATTGGAGATAATAAACAGGCAGTCAGTGTCTACGCGAAAGCGTAAGGCTGCTCAAGACTATCTTGATCGAAATCCCGTCGATGAAACAACTCAAGATGACATAGCTGGTATGCGATATGGCGAGGCATACGGCATGCAGGGTGGCGGTGAAACCAACGCTGGCATGGAGAAGATGCTTGTCGATCAGACTGCAATGGCTCTGATGGGCCGATTGTCAGAAGAAGAAACAGACGTTGTCATCAAGCGGTTCATTGATGAGTTTGGCATAGAAGCCTTTCAAGCATTAAGGTCTCAAGTGCTTGAAGGAATCGTGCCCGGATCTCAGAAAGAGGGGATGATTCAAGGTCAAGGCGGCGGCATGGATGACATGATTCCCGGCATGATTGGTGATCAGCAGCCTGTTGCTGTATCTCCCGGCGAGTTCATTGTTCCCGGCGACGTGGTCTCTGGACTGGGTGACGGCGACAGCTCTGCTGGAGCAAAGGAGCTTGAGGGTATGATGGATAGAGTTCGTATGGAAAGGACTGGCACCACTAGGCAGCCAGCACCTATTCAAGCTAGCGCAGGGGGGATCTTGCCAGCATGAGCAACCTTTTAGACTTCGACGCATCACAGTTCAAGGACATCTCTAGAGAGCCTAAGGTAAGGCGTAAAGATGAGCCTAGAGAAGTGACTCACACGATCACGATGATCCCGCCTAATTATCTAAACACTCTTTGGGCGGAAGTGAAGCCGCAACTAGCTAGGGCCGTTGATAGATCTCATGGGCGTTGGAACCTAGAGTTCCTTTATGCCGCGATACTCAATGGCGGTCAGCAGTTGTGGGTCGCATTTGATGAAGACAAGCGCATCGAAGGTGTCGGAACCACTGAGATTTATCAGTACCCAGAGAAAAAAATGCTAGCGATACAGTTCCTTGGGGGCGACAATTTCAACGGTTGGGTATGGGACATGCTGGATCGTTTCAAAGAATTTGGTCGAGATGAAAACTGCACTGGCATAGAGGCCACTGCGCGTATGGGATTCTGGAAATGGCTTGAGCAAGACGAGTTTTCCAGATCGTATGTTGTATATGAAAGGAGCCTAGAAGATGGGAAAGAGTAAAGGCAGCAGCGGCGTTCAAGAAAGCAAGGTTACACAAACAAACATACCAGAATACGCCCGTCCTTATTTTGAAGAGCTTATGGGACGCACGGTCTTTGAATCGACTCGTCCATATGAAGCGTACCCCGGTCAAAGAATCGCTGAGTTTACCGACAGAGAGCTTGCGGGAATGCAAGGTTTCGAGGACATGGCGACAAGAGGAGGGCCGCAGCAGTTTACTGATGCCTCCAACATTGCAGCACGGGTAGGAACGGCAGACCCATTCATGTCAGGCGCTGATGTGATGCGGGGGTACAGGCCGCCCTCGCAGTACTCTGAGTACCGTGCCGGTGATATCGACTCTGGTTATCAGGCCGGTAACATCAGGAATCTATATCAGGCAGACCAGCGAGGCGTGGACTATCAGGCTGGTAGCTTTGATCCGGGGTATGAGGCAGGAAGTCGGGATCAGGGTTATCAAGCGCGTGACCTAACTTCTGGCTACTCGGCTGGTGAATTTGATCCTCGCTATACTGGTGGCGGGATAGATCAAGGGCCGGGATTCCAAGCAGGCACCATTGCAGACCCAGCCACACTAGAAAAATACATGAACCCGTACCAGCAGTTGGTCACGGATATTCAAAAGCAAGAAGCGCAAAAGCAATCTGACATAGCCCAGTCCAAGATAGAGCAGCAGGCTGCCGCATCAGGTGGTCTGGGTGGCTATAGAGAAGCCATCTTGTCGGCAGAGCTTGGCGCTGATACGAGAAAGCAGCTTGCAGATATTCAGGCTACTGGCGATCAGGCTGCCTTCAAGCAAGCTCAAGCGGCGTTTGAAGCTGATAGAGGGGCGCGACTATCCGAAGGCAAGTTCGGTTTAGAGGCGGCAGCCCAGCGTCAGCAAGCGTTACAGGAAGCGGCAAAGCTTGGCCTCAGTGCAGATCAAGCGGAGGAAGCGGCAAGACAAGCGGAAGAGAAGTTTAGGCAAGATGCGTTTGCCCAAACAGAATCCGGCAGAGCACTGATGGAAAAGCTTGAACAGTCAGCATTCCAAGCAGGTGAGCAGGCCAAGCAGGAAGCAGCAAAGCTTGGTCTTACAGCGCAGCAGCAAGAGGAAGCCGCAAGGCAGGCAGAGGAAAAGTTCAAGCAACAGCAGTTCGGCACTAATGAGCAGCTAAGACTTGCTCAACAGAAAGAAGAACGTGCTGTGTTCCAAGCTGGTGAAGCAGCTAGACAGCAGGCTGCAAAACTTGGATTGACGGCACAAGAGATGCAAGAACGAGTCAATCAGGCTGAGAATCAAGCTCGTATGGCTGCTCGTCGGGAAAACGCTGCACTCGAAGAACAGCGAGCAAGGCTTGGTCTGTCTGCCATTGCTAGCGATAGGGCTGATCGTGGTCAGCAGCTAGATTCCGCCCGTTTGCTTGGTCAGCTAGGCGTAGATGCACAGCGTATGGAGATCGAGCGTCTCAGGAACCTGCAAGCTGCCGGTGAGATTGAGCGCATGATGTCACAGCGCGGCATGGATATGGGGTATGAGGACTTCTTGCGTCAGCAGGCATTCCCAAGAGAACAGCTAGCGTTCTATAACGCGATGCTTCAAGGGTTACCAGTCACGCCGGGAACGACAACGACAAGCTTTGGCGGCCCTAGCGAGACTGAGCGATTGCTTGGTGCAGGCATTGGCGGTGTCGGTTTATATAACGCCAACCGGGGTTAGTAAGTAGTTATGAACATACTAGATGTTGAAGACATGATTAAGGGGCTGCCAGATCAGAGGCTACAGCAGGAAGCTGAAGCTCCTACTGGTCAGGTGCCTCAGTTCCTTGTGATCTCAGAGATACAAAGACGCACGGATATGCGTAAACGTTTCGCTGATCAGCAACAACAGGCTCCTCAAGGCACGGTCAAGGATCAGGTTGTTCAGCAGGGCATAGCTGCTATTGCGCCCCCAGATCCCCAGATGCAGGCTGCTATGGGCGCTCCTGTGCCGATGGCTGCTGGTCGAAGCGTCCCTTTCTCTGCTGATGACCCAAGAATAAAATTCTTGCAACAGCTAGCGGATCAAGGGGTCACTAGGGAAGACGTGATGGAAAGACTGCGCGGCTACTACTACAACAACGCTGACGAGACTTCGGTGCATAGCGTCACTGACCAGCCAAATTCTACGGTTATGCCTCCTAATAAGCAGGGAGTTGGCAGCGTCGTGGAGAACACTCCCTTGACAGACATCGTGCGTCCGGGCAACGCTGCATATGCGGCGCTAGATCAGGTATTTGGAAGTCAAGCTCCTGTTGTTGACGCTATGGGGGACTTCAAGCCTACGCCACGAGACCCCGAAGAGTTCGACACTGACAGACGATTTTATCCAAATACAAGCCCGGCAATGAGGCAGCGGATGGTTGATAAACCGTCTCAGGCGTTCCTAGATGAGTTGTCTGCTGGCTCTAGGGAAAGGCGTAACAGACAGCCTAGTGAAGCAGTGGGCACATTCAGCGCACCACAAACCGCATACACGCAAGAGATGTATGACAAGAACGTTGGTGGATTCAGGAACATAGTGGATCAAGATCCGAGCCGATACCCTGACATCAAGACGTTCCCAGTTACGGACGTTGACCGTATGTATGCGTCTGAGCTTTCCAAGATGACCGGCGAGACAGTGACTCCTCAGGGTACAGATCCCAAGCTGGCGGCGCGTACAGATCAGCTAATGCAGAATGAGTACGACGAGATAATGCGTAAGCAATCGGAACCTGATAGGCGTAGACAGGAACAAGAAGAGTTGATCAGGCAAATCGAAGCTGTATCCGCTTCGGCAAACATCGGCCCCGTATCTTCTGCCGCTCAAAAAACTGACGCTGGCAGAGCTAAAACTAAGGATTTTACTCCTGACGCTCTCAGTGCAATCTTGGCTCCGAATGCCGCTGGTAATGAACCGAAGACGTTCATGGAACAGTACGGCATAAACCTGACTGACTACACAGAGACGAAGGACACAGGCGGAGATGGCACTG